GCGTAGAGAAATCTGAGTTTTGAAAATCCAATTGACCAATACGTAAAGAATTATGATATAAATGTGGTTCGCCCACCGGCTGGAACCGAGTGGGCGAAAAATCCACCCATCGAGGTTGCGATGAGCGAACAGAACCATTTTGCCACGAGCGAGGAAACCTGCAACTACGTGGCGAGCGCGAGCGATACCGCGCTGCTGGCATTTTCTACCGGGAAGGACGCGATTGGCGCGTATATCCAGATGCGGAGGCACTTCCGGCGCATTGTGCCGTACTACATGTACCTAGTGCCGGATCTGGAATTTATCGAGGAGTCGCTGGAATATTACGAAAAATGGATGGGGCAGAAGATCATCCGCATTCCGCATCCGAGTCTCTACCGCTGGATCAACTCCGGCGTGTTTCAGCCGCCGGAGAGGGGCGCGGTGATAAAAAAACTGGACCTGCCGAACCCAGAATACAGCGATATGCAGCAGGCCATCCGCGACGACCTCGGATTAGGCGACGAGTGCTATGTCGCGACCGGCGTTCGTGCCGCTGATTCGCCGATGCGGCGGGTAGCACTGACCAGATTTGGCTCGGTCAACCATGGCAAAAAACAATTTTGGCCGGTGTGGGATTGGAATAAAGAGCGGTTGATTACCGAAATCGAATCCGATGGCGTGAGGCTTCCGGTGGATTACCTCATGTTCGGCCGGAGTTTCGACGGGATCGACTATCGCTTTCTGGAGCCGTTGAGCCGTCATCGGCCGGCGGATTACCGGCGAATCCTAGAATGGTTCCCGCTGGCTGAATTGGAGATCAAGCGGAGGCAGTATGCTTGAGCGTGTCGAACTGGGCGTTGAAGCGCTTGATCGCGTAGAGCTGGGCGTTGATACTTCACCGCTCGCAAAGATCGAATATACCGGCGATGTCGAGAAAGACTGCTCGGCAGAATTCCGGGTAGCCAAAACCGCATTCCAAGAGCGCGCTGCAACTGATGCAGCTAGGCGGTTGAAGGCGACTGATTCCGAGTATTGGGTTTGTCTCTGCTTCCAGACTCGGGCGCAAGTCGAAGAATTTCTTCGCAATTCCGGGCATCCCGCGCCGGAAGAAAAGTATGTAGATGGTGTGGCATTTGCCGAGCGACTTGGCGTTACGGTAACGCCAGACGTGACGCCGTATGGCCAAACCAAGATTGATAGGAAATGGGCTGAGATAGCCAGAAAGGAATAGAGTATGAGAAATCGAACAACTGACGGTCGAGGAGGTCTCTTCGCTGCCGCTCGCGCTCGCGGTGGGGGCGGATCTTCCAGCGGTAGCTAATATGTGCCTGCCAGTGGCGCACACTCCGCCATACGGCGGGAACCAAGATCGACCAGAAATTAACAATGGGGTAAAGCAATGAGAAACCGACCTAGAAGTCAAGTCTTTAGAAGCCCGAATATGGGAAGACGTGGCGGCGGATCGTCCAGCGGATCGTAACGAGATGGGACTGAGAGGACCAATAGCAACGAAAGGAATTGTGGGGGCGGACGTGGCCGAATATATGCCGCCCCCACCGCACCTAAGCCCTGAGGAAGCGAAATACTGGGAAGGCATCGTAAGGGTACTGAACCGGCCTGGGGGCAGCCTTTCGCGAGCCGACGAGGGCTTAATCGAGAAGCTGGTGTCACTGGAAGCCCAATGGGCTGAGAACAAAGTGGAGTTGGCAAAATCTGGCCAGCTCTACAAAGACCCATCGGGGCGAGTTGTGAAAAGCCCACGGCTGGGGATTATGCAGGAACTATCAGATCAGATTATCGGCATATACCGAGAAATGGGTATGAGCCCTGTGTCCAGGAAAAGGTTTGCGCTAAACCTCCCCGTGAAGGCTTCGCCATCCAAGTTGGCGCTGATGGTGGCAAAGAATGGAACGACAGACACGGCCTAACGGGGACTTCTACGACGCGGCACGGGTTAAGCGGGCGTGCGAGTTTGCCGAAATGCTTACGGTCGCCAAGTCCACGAAGAGCGGCAAAACAGAGCTGATAAGTCTGTTCCCGCACACCAGAAAGCTGATAGAGGGAATTTATGGTTGGCGGAGGTCCGACGGAAGACGACGAACGCGGCGAGTATTTTTCTCCACCGGGCGAAAACAGGGGAAAACGCAATCGGCGGCTATCGTAGTTGCGATTGAATTTTTTCTCGAGGATGAGCCTGAGCAGGAAATCTACTTCGCGGCTACAGAAACATTGCAAGCATCGGTCTGCTTCGATGCCGTCGCGGGGATGATAAACCGGTCAGAGGAACTCAGCGATGAAGTCCACATAGTCCCAACATCTCGGCTTATCAGACACAAGAAAACCGGCAGCATCATGCGGGCGCTATCTTCTGATGGTAAAGGCAAGCACGGATATAACCCATCCATGGCTATATTCGACGAGTTCCACGCGTGGGGTGCGACCGAGCGCGAGCTACACGCGGCACTTTCTACCGGTTCAATGTCTCGTCGTAACCCACTCTGGATAATCCCGACGACGGCTGGCAGCGACAAGGAAACGCTATGCGGAGAAGAATACCGCTATGCGAAACGAGTACTGTCTGGAGAAATCGAAGACCCATCATATCTGACCATTATTCACGAGATACCGGAGGACGCAGATTGGACGGATAAAAGCCTGTGGCGCCTATCTCTTCCTCTGCTTGACAGCGGCCATCAGAGCTCCGAGGACTACGAAGATACGTTTACGCGCGCTTTGTCTAGACCGGCAGATCAAAACGACTGGCGCAGGTTGTACGGGAATCAGTGGACCTCGAGCGTTACGCAGTGGATCACGATGATGGCATGGGACGCTTGCGGAGATACGGAAATAACGGAATCCGAATTCGCTCATTTGGACTGCTGGGGCGGGCTGGACTTGGGATCGACCGGAGATTTCACGGCGTTGTATTTGTGCTGGCCACTGCCCGATGGCCGCGTGGTGGTACGTTCCTGGGCCTACGTCCCGCTGGACACGCTAGACGAGCGCCAGAAGCGAGACGGCAAGCCGTACCGATACTGGGCAGAGCGCGGCTGGCTGCGGACCACGGCGGGCCAAACTACAGACCAGGATGAAGTCTTCGGGCATATCGAAGAGTTGAACGACAGGTACCGAATACAGGGCATTGCGTGCGACCGCTGGCGGATAAAGTACATTGAGAAGCGCATGGAACAGGCAGGTATTGAAGCCTTTGACTGGGGTCAGGGATATCAAAGCATGGCTCCGGCGATCAATTTATTCGAATCGCTCGTATTCAACAAGCAGATTTCGCATGACAAAAACGAGTGCCTGCGCTGGAATATGGACTGCTGCCAAGTCATGAGCGACCCGGCTGGAAACAAAAAATTAGTGAAACCACAAACCAGTATCAATTCGCGACACATCGATATGGCTGTGGCCGGGGTGATGGCCATCGGGGCCGCGACGGTTAATATCGGCGAGCTTGACCCGTACAGCAACGGCGCGCGGCTGGTGGCGCTGTAATGGGGATGTTCGGCGCTATCGTGCGCAAGGCTCAAGCGATTGCGACGTGGTCCACGCGCGACCCGGCGCCGTATCTCGACCACGGCTACCTGCGGATGTACGAGCTACTGGGAGGTGGACAAGGAACTTCGGCCGGCATCGCCGTCAACGTAAAGCTGGCGATGACTTGCTCGGCAGTCAACATATGCACGCGCGTCATCACGGAGTCTCTCGCGTCTCTTCCGCTGGGCCTGTATTCCAAGCAGGGGATGAGCACCATAGCGGAGCAAAAAGCACCGCTTAGCGACGTGCTTTCAAAGCGTCCAAATCAATACAAAACCAGCAAGCGATTCCGTCAAACTTTTTTTCACCACGCGATCAATTATGGGGCCGGTTACGCGCGCATCATTCGCCGCGGGAACGACCCCGAGGGCGAGACTATCGGTCTCATTGGATTGCATCCGTCACAAGTAGAAATGCAAATCGAAGATAGCGGCGAACCGCTGTTTTTAGTTCGCAATTCGCAAGGAAAACAGGAGAAGGTGAAGGATGCCTTCATGCTCCACCTGCTGAATTTTTCAGACGACGGCGATACCGGCGTAGGTGCAATTGAAATGGGCCGCGAGGATATCGCCTTGGGTCTGGCTATTCAGCGCTACGGTAGCGCGTTCTTTGCCCGCGGCGGTGTTCCTGCCGGCATGATCGTCAAGGAGGTACCGTTCCGATCACAGGAGGACCGGGACCGATTCAAGGGCGATTGGGCTAAGGAATATGAGGGCTTTCAAGGCTTCTTCAAAAAAATGTTGGTTGAGGGCGGATCGTGGAAGTTCGAGCGGTTTGGCATTTCCCCAAGCGAATCCCAAATGATAGAGGCGCAGGCAGCAATTTTGGTGTCAATCGCGCGCTACTACAACCTCACGCCCCACATGGCCGGCGATCTTTCGCGGGCGCACTTTTCGAACGTAGAGGAGCTGGGGATTCAGTTCCTGAAAATCACACTTACTCCGTGGCTGGTGGGTTTCGAGCAGGAAATTTGGAGGTCACTCCTAACGCCTCGTCAGCGTGAGTCTGGGTGGTATGCTAAGCACAATATCAACGCCTTCCAGCGGGGAGATTTCCTGTCGCGCATGAGCGGTTACGCCACGATGCTGCAAAACGGCGTGATATCGCTCAACGACGCGCGGGCGCTGGAGGATATGGACCCCGTAGCCAGCGGCGGCGAGCATCTCGTGCAGTTGAATATGCAAAATGTCAAGGACGTGCGGGCCAATTCGGCGGCGAAGGCGTCCAAAAACACATCGGCATCAGTGCCAGCCGGAGGAACAAAATGAATCATTTTTTGATGGAATTAAAGGAAATCGCCGAAACCGGCATCTTCCGCGGCATCGCATCAGTGTACGGAGCCGAGGACCTGGGCGGGGACGTGATAGACAAGGGCGCGTTTACAAAAACCTTGTCAGAAAACCCAATGGTGCCGCTACTCTGGCAGCATCGCTCTTCCGATGTCATCGGCAGTATCTCGCTGAAGGAATGGCAGGGCAAAATCATGGGCGATGGCGCCCTTGACATGGAAGACCCTGAAGTGTCGGGAAAGATCTACGGGAAAATGAAGCGGCGCATGGTCAAGGGTCTGTCCATCGGCTTTCAGGCAATCAAAACGGCATGGGTCGAGGAGTCCGGCAAGCAGATCCGCCATATCGCTGAACTGAAATTGTGGGAAGTGTCAGTGGTGACATTCCCGATGCTCCCGTCTGCTCAAATCACGAATGTGAAAGAGCACGATGATACCCTCGCGCGCCTGATGCGCGCTGAAGCAGAAATTGAGGCACTCAAGGCAAAGTACGGCACTCATATTGAGCCGCCGATCGCCGCAGAGCCGCCAAACGCTAAAGGCGCTGAGCCGGGCAACCACTCGCGCGCACTGTATTTGATCGAGAGCCTTCGCCTCGGTCTAGCCAACTAACCGCGCGGCTACCCGCGCACAACCACTGTCGTGATGACAGAGGAGATTATTGTGGACCCACTTGAAAAAGCCCTGCTAGAGTTGCAGGCCGAGCAAAAGGCGAGTTTCGCCCGACTCGAAACCAAGGCAGATGAGCAGTTTGCCAAGTCAGGAAATGTTACCAGTGAACTTAAAGAGGAATTTGATCGGCTGGTCAAGCGATACGATGATCTAGAAGTTCGAGTGGCCAGCGCGCGCTCGAAGGTCGAATCGAAGTCAGTCTTCGATTTCCTCCGGGAAGACGAACCGCTTCAGCGATTCATGAAAGACCGCTCGGGCACTTGCCGAGTGGCACTGAATGAAAAGCACGCAGCCGAACTGTTCGCTTACAAAACGACCGTCACAACCGGCACGGGAACCGGCTATGCGGCTGCGGGAGTCCTGGAGATAGACCGCGATCCGGGTGTCGTGTACGAGGCGCGGCGTATGCTCAAGATGCGCAACGTCATCCCGGCACGGCCCACCGCATTCGGTAAAGTCTACTGGGTCAAGGTGAATGCACCGATGACCAAGGCGTCGCCAGTGGCTGAAGGCCTTTTGAAGCCGGAAAACCAGATGACGTTCACGACCGTCGGGGAAACCTTGCGCGTCATTGCAACGTTCATTACGGCCAGTCGCCAAGTGCTCGAGGACTGGGGCGAGCTGATGGGGATTTTGCAAACTTCCCTTCGCTACGAAGTCGACAAGGAAGACGACCGGCAAATTCTTCACGGTGATGGAACCGGCGAGAACTACGACGGCCTCATCACCCAGGCGACGGCATATACCACAGGGCTAACCGGCTCCGCAGCGTTCAACCGTGCCGATCAAATCGGGCGAGCCATACAGCAAATTGCTTCGGCAGACGAAACGGAACCTGGATTTGTCGTCATGAATCCAGCCGATTGGTGGAATGTCCGGCTCACCAAGGATTCCAACGGTAATTACATTTTCGGATCGCCATCTCAGCGTGGCGCGCCGGGGCTGTTTGACCTTACGCCAATCGTTACAACTGCGATTGGGGTGGGGAAATTCCTGGTAGGCTCTTCGCAGGCTGCTGCGGCTGAAATCCGTGATGGCTTTGGGACCGAGGTTGAGATCAGCACTCAGCATGATGTAAATTTTACCAAAAATTTAATTACCATCCGTGCAGAACGGCGATCCTTGCTCACTGTCAAGCGCCCTGGCGCGTTTATTTACGGCACGTTTGCAACTTCGCCGGCATCCTAACCAGCGAGCAGTACCGAGGGGCGGGCCTTCCGCCCCTTCAATTTATGCGCATCGTATTCCACAGAGACCTATTCAATCCGGCTGTTTACGGGCAAGCCTTCGATGGCGACGTAAAGGAGCTGCCGGACGATATCGCGGCATCACTCATAAAGCGAGATTTGGCTAGTGAATGGTACGCGACACCTCCTATTGAGTCAGTTGGTGCTCCCGCATCCGGCCCTGGCTCCATTTCCTGCATTATGCCGACCCGCAACCGGAGGAAATGGGTGCCGCGTGCAATCGAGTGTTTTCTATCCCAGACATACGCGGATCGGGAATTGATCGTGCTCGACAATGGCGAATCAGTCGCCGATCTCATCCCGCGCGACGCCAGAATCAGATACATGAGGATCAGTGATAACCACAAAACAGGCCAGCTTAGAAACTTCTGCTGCCAACTCAGCCAAGCCGAATTTATCGCCCATTGGGACGACGACGACTGGAGCCATCCCGAGCGATTGGCGGAGCAAATTGAGGCGATTGGCGACCAAGCAGTTACGGGTTACCGCACCATCCTTTTCGCGGGAGATACGGGCGTTTTTAGATACTCCGGAGAACAAAACTACGCCCTCGGAACCAGCCTCCTCTATCGCCGATCCTGGTGGGCGGAACACCGCTTCCCGGCGGAAATGACAGGCGAAGATGCGGCATTTGTCACGCGGGCGCAAGGCAACATCGTTATCACGAACGGGCTGGCGCGAATTGTCGCTAGCATTCACGATTCTCACACATCACCGCGGAGTATCACGGGTCCGGCGTGGTCGCAAGCGTCCACAGATGATTTACCGAAGGAGTACAGAGCATGAGCGTGTGGTATTGCATTCCCTCCGCGCGGCCGGCAGCCGAGGCGCAGGCGTGCGTTGAGGCGTGGCGCGCGATGGGTTATTGCGTCGCTGTGTGGCGCGACATCGGAGCCGATTTGCTGGACTGCGATTATTCTCGATACGGCGAGTATCCGGGCTACGCGCGAGCCGTGAACGCGCTCGCCGCCGATGTGCTTGCGATAGACACGGCTTGCGATTGGATCGTTACCGGCGGCGATGATGTGTTCCCGGATACGACGAAGCTGGCGGAAGAGATTGCTGTTGGTTGCTCGGAGCACTTCCGCGAATATCGGACAGTTATGTTGCATAGCTTTTCCCCGTCAGAAACCTACGGCGTAATGCAGCCCACTGGCGACCGCTTCGCCGATGGCAGTATCGACCGCATAGCCGGAAGCCCGTGGATGGGCCGTGAATGGTGCCAGCGCGCCCACGGTGGCACCGGACCATTACACCAGAACTTCACGCACATGCACGTCGATGAGGCGCTACAGGGCGCGGCTGTGGCGCAGGGCGTATTTTGGCAGCGACCGGACCTTACGCAATTGCACCGGCATTTCATGCGGGAAAGCGACGATATCAATTCACCAGCCGTCGGCAAGCCGATCCCGGCGCATTTAGTGAAGGCAAATTCTGCTTCCCACTGGGCCGAATCTAAAGCTATCTTTGAACGTATCAAGAGTGGCGGGTTCGCGGAGTGCTTGCCCGTATGACGCAGCAAACAGCAGCTAGGCTTGCGCTGGTCGATGACTACGCACGCCAACAAGTGCCACGAGGTATGGTGACATGCCTAGGCGGGGACGCCAAAGAATTAATCATAAAAGCCATGGAGGCGGAGGGATTGCTGCGGAGGCTGAATCCAAATATCAACTACAACGTACGGCGTTATGAAGTGACGACTGCCGGGTGGGAATGGGTATCTGCGCGGAGGCATTTGTGAGCTTCGATAACGTCGCATGGCGACCGATGCACTACTCGATAGGTGTCGAGATTGGCTCAGACTTTGCAGACGCGGAGCCGGGCAGCCCGATGCATTGGCAGCATAACAACGTCGGATTTTGGAGTCGCGAGGAGGCCCGGCTACTTCGAGACATCGCAGCGCAATTCCGGGGGCATTGGATCGAGATAGGGTCTCATACCGGCTGGACCGCGGCGCAAATCGTCGCCGCCGGCGCAACCGTTACGACGATTGACCCGATGTTCGCGTCGCCTTCATTTTTCCAACAATTCGCGCGGAATATGAACGCTGAAATGTGCGCAGGGCAGGTGATTCCCTGGCCCGGCCAGTCGGACTGGTACTTCGAGCATTGGGTAGACCATAGATTTATCGGCGGTCTAATTGACGGTGATCACGATCACCCGCACCCGCTACGCGATGCGATAAACTGCTACCGGCAACTTGAACAGCGCGGCGTGATCGTCCTTCACGACTTCCGCGGTCCTGGACCGTGGGCCGCGGGCGAGTATCTAGCGAAGCAGGGGATGCAGTACAAAATTTACGGCTCCGTTCACATGGTCGCCGTGTTCTGGCGCGGGGAGTTCACTCCACCGCCTGAAATAGTCGAGGGGAATACGAATTGGACGATGAATTACGGGCTGCCGGAGTGGATGAAGTGAAGAAACTCCTCATCACATTTGGCGGATCAGCATACGACTCAGTCACCGCAAAAACCGTTGAAAGCGCGCCGAGATTAGGCGCTGACGAAGTGCTTGTCTATGATGACAAGTGGCTCACAGAGCAGCCGCTATTCTCCGATTTCAGATTTCAACATCTGTTCACCCACAAGGGCGTAGGAAACCCGCAAGGGCGCCGCGGATTCGGCTGGATGTCGTGGAAGCCGACAATTATCATGGACGCGCTTAACCGATCCAATGATGGTGATATCGTGCTTTTCGTCGATGCCGACACATCCCCGGTCGCTGACTTCAGTGCCTTATATCGCCAGTGTGCGGCTGACGGCGGAATCATGGCGTTCATGGCGACTGGAACGACCGGGCCACTACGGAACGGCGACTGGAACAAGCGCGACTGCATGATTACTATGGAAGTGGATGAGCCGAAATACCTGGACGCCGGGGCCGCTGTAGCGCGCTTCATGTTGCTACAAAAGGGTGCTCCAGGAGTGGCTGAATTCCTAGAAAAATGGCACTATTTCGCGTTAAACGAATCGTGCCAGACGTTTGAACCTTCGGTGCTTGCGCCTGAGCATCCGGGATTTCGTGAGCATCGCTGTGAGCAAAGCGTATTTTCGAATCTGGTTCACATGGCTGGACTAAAACTTTATCGCGAGGCCTGCGAATTTGGCAAAGATTGCCCGCAAGATTGGGACTTGTATCCACAGCTATTTTCCCAAGTCTACGCTGGCGGAGAAAAGAACCTGAACGGTAGCCGGTTTCGAAATGTATAGCGAAAACCTGATTTTACAGCGATGAATTTAACCGCAATCATGCCAGCCCGCAACGAGGCGTGGGTACTCGGCCTGAGTGCTCGCGCGGCGCTCACGTGGTGCGATTCCATTGTGATCCTTGACCATGCCAGCGAAGACGAAACAATCGCCATAGTTTGCGGTTTAATGGACGAATTCCGTGGCCGAGTTAGCTTTCTCGGCGAGCCGAGCCCGGTCTGGAACGAAATGAATCACCGGCAGCGGCTTCTCGACTTCGCTCGAGGAATTGGTGCCACCCATATCGCGCCAGTTGACGCTGACGAAGTGCTCGCGGGCGATATGCTACCAGATATTCGGAGCCATATCGAAGGGCTACTACCGGGCCAGTTTTTATCTTGTAAAATGCGGAATCTCCACCGCTCCATTGATCGCTATCGGAGCGATAACAGCCCGTTTGGTTCGATGGCGGGAACGATGCTCGCCTTCGCCGATTCGCCTGGACTGGCATGGGCGGCGCGGAACGGGTACCAGCATCACCAGCGAAGCCCCCACGGATCGTATCAAGGGCCTTGCATTGAGGGAGGCGGGATCATGCATTTACAGTTTGCAAACTGGGACCGGCTGACGGCAAAGCAGAGCTGGTATCAGTGCATGGAGCGCATAAAGTACCCATCTAAACCAAGGCAAGAACTCGCACGAGCCTACGGGAGATCGATGGACGAAAGCGGGCTTGAAACGTCCGAAGTCCCGGCTGCGTGGTGGCAGCCATACGAGGCATACATGCACTACCTCCATATCGACGTGAAGCCATGGCACAGGGCGGAAATAAACCGCATGTTTGCCGAGCACGGCGCGGAGTATTTTAGCGGGTTGAATTTGATCGGGGTCTCATAAATGGCACGCCTAAAACTCACTGTAACATCGCCGCCGCAAATCCTCACTGAGCCGATTTTCGCCAGTGATGTTCTAGAGTATTTGGAAATCCCAGCCGCAGACACAACGCGGGCGAGCCTTATCGCGCGACTCATCACGGCGGCGCGGACAGTTGCCGAACTGCGCCAAGGCCGAGACCTTGTTTCTAAGCAGTGGGACCTGACGACCGAATCCTTCCCTTCATTTATTCAGCTACGAGAAGGAGCCTCATCCGTAGACCTTATCCGCTATCGCGATTCAACTGGGGCATATGTATCACTCGTTGATTCCACTGAATACATTTTTGACTCCATGGACGGTGTTATCACTCCGATTTATGGAGGCTCCTGGCCATCCTTCACTGCATGGCCAAACTCTCCGATCCTAATCCGATACACGGTAACCGCGGCGGCTGTTGAGGCCGACGTCATACAGGGAATGCACTTCCTGATTACCCAATGGTATTTTAACCGCGTGCCGGCGGAAATCGCGGGCTCAAAAGTAGCTGAATATCCGTTCGCGCTGGCACTGCTTGACCATGGCAAAGTGGAGAGCGTCTAGTGTTCGGCGTCCAACGATCCGACCGCAATCCGGGCCGGTTTAACTGCGCGCTGACGCTCGAGCCATCGTCAGAAGCGCAAAGCACCGCGGGCGACCATCAGCCCGGCTGGGATACCGCTCAGCCCATTGCCGTCCACGGGCGATGGATGCCAGCTAAATCAATAATTGGCCAGTCCGGCATGGCGCAAACGAAATTCGACGAGTCTGAGGGGCGATGGGAGATCCCTTGGGTCCAGGCATTAACTTCTGAGTACCGGGTTGCATTTGGAGTTAGGCTCTATCGCATCATCGGTATAGAAAACCTGGGCGAACGCAACCGCGAACTGCATCTTTATTGCGTCGAGGATGAGGGGGCAAAGGGCGTATGAGAATCCAATCCGCCATCGTCGCGTACCTGCAGCAGGCATCTACGGCAACCTATGCGCTTGTGGCTTCACGCACGTCCTGGGCGATCCCCGAGACAAACCCGGCCCTACCATTCATTCGCGTTCGCAAAGCCGGACACAGGCCGCTGGCGAAGGCTATGGCGACACAGACGCAATACCCATCTGATGCAAACATTGAAATCGTCGCCTACGCCAAATCACAGGACGGGGCGGCGGACATCATGGACGCGGTCACAGCCGATTTGCTCGCCGTCATCAGCCAGCGATTGCCGGTTACATCCCCGGTTACTGCTGGTGTGCCGTGGGTGAATATGATTCACGTCGCCGACGAAGAAGACCTCGTATCCGAGGAGGCCCGCGCAAAAGGGATTTTCGCTGAAGCGCGGATGTACTCCGTAATATACGATTTCAGACCTTGATTCCGCGGACTGTCGTGAGATAGACCGCTAACCACAAACTAACTACTGCCGTGAGGCAGAAGGAGCCCCACATGCCTTATTCAGCGTCCGCCGTAGCAGGCCGCATTCTCGCCTACTCGGTCAGCAACTCTCCATTTTCATACATAACTATTCGCGGCGCGTCGAGCCTTTCCTATGGCAACGCGCAAAAAAACGACATCAACGTAACCGCTATCAGTGATGAGGATGAGGTCTTTATCGCCGGTCGCCGGCAGGCGGCTGAAATCACTTTCAGCGTATATGTTGATTACGATGAACCCGCTCACGTGGCGCTGCTCGGCAACTTCGACGCAAACGCGCAAACGCTGATGTATTTTCGCGATACCCTGGACGCCACAGGCGCCGCAGCCAAGACCTTTGCTGCTTACGTAAAGCAATGGCAGGACTCCGCCGATGTTGACGGAGCTAACATGGCTGCAGTCGTGCTAAAAGTGTCGGGCGGCGTAGTAACTACCCCTTAAATTTATGAGTCCATTAACCAAGTCCGTTCAGATCCCCTGGAACGGAAAAACGTACCCTTGCCATCTCAATAACGGGAGTTTGGCAAGGGCAGAATTTGAACTGAACATCAGCATCATTTCGCCCAGCGAGGTTCCGTTTGGGTCGCGTCCTCTGATTACGCAGTTCGCGATTTACCTGTACGCGATGATGGCACGCAAGCCGTTCGTCGTGACGCTCGATGACTGCATGGATGCGGTCACAGGCGAAAACGGCCGGCGCATCATGGACCGCATAAATGAGGCGCTAGAAGCCCTGCTTCCGGACATCAAAAAACTCGCTAAAAACCTTGGCGCGGAGGAGCAGGGAAGCCCTTTGGCGCCCGCGAGTGGTGGGCTAGACAGTACGCCGCCGCTCGCCTCATCCTCAGAATTGGAGAACGCGAATTCTGGCGCATGACGCCCGGACAAGTGGCTGATTTGTGGGCCATGAAACTTGAGATAAACGAGGCGCGCAATGGCAACACTTCAAACAAGCGGCGGAAATAAACAGTGGAGGATCGAATTCAAAAACCTAAGATCATTGCAGCGTAATTTCAGAGCACTGAGCGACACTATTGACGGTAGAACGAACGGCGGCTTTTATCAGAAGCAGTCGGAGTATTTGAAATTTCAGTTTGGGATCATCGCAGCCAGCTTGCGCAATAGAATTCGGGCAAAGTCATCTGGATTGGGCGTTCCGAGCCGCGTCCAGCGGGCCGTGTTTTCGTTCGCCGACTTCGACGCCGCAAGAAGTTCGGCTGGCAAGAGATCGGCGCTCGTTGGGGTTCGCACTGGAGCTCCTCCGCGCCACGACAAAGCCATCTTTCGGCAATGGCAAGGGAAGCAGCAAGGCCGGAAACTCGGCATATCGTTGGCACGTATATTTGAGAGCGGAACGAAGCGTGGCATCACGCCTAAACGCTACTTTGAGAGCTCGATAGAGGCCTACAAGTCGAGTGTATTGCAAGCAGTGGCGGAAGCATACAAGCAGGCAATTCAGGCCTTCAGGCAGGACGCGCGACTGGATTAAATGGCAACGACCAAACTTTTAACAACCATCGAAGCCGACCCGTCATCTTTTGTCAAAGCGATGGGCGAAGTAAACGGCGCGCTTGCCCGTTCTGCGTCTCAAATTCAAAGGAGTTCAGGCGGCATGGCGGCGTTCGGCGGAACTCTGCAAAGCATCGGGCTAAAACTTTCGGCTGCTATCACATTGCCACTTGTTGGACTCGGCATAGGAACGATTAAAGCATCCGCAGACATGGACGTGTTAAAGCGGGCGCTACTCTCAACTACCGGGAGCGCGGAGGAGGCCGCTAAGCAGTTCGACCGGCTACAAGTGATTGCTAAGCTGCCCGGCATAGACCTTCCGGGTGCTGTTCGTGGCTCCATCCGGCTTCAGAACTACGGATTAAGCGCGGGGCTGGCAGAAAAGGCTCTGAAGGTATTCAGCAACGCTGTGGCTGGCGCCGGCGGAACTGCCGACGATACCGCCGAATCCTTGCGCCAACTTGGGCAGATGTACGGGCGCGGTAAAGTGACCATGGACAACCTCCGGATCATCCTGGAGCGCGTCCCTCAAGCCGCCGCGGTTATACGTAAGGAATGGGGTTCTGAAGCGCTGGCGGACCCCGCGAAGGCATTCGAAAAGTTAGGACTGACATCTTCGCAGGTCATCGAAACGCTTATCGACCGCATGGGCGATATCCCGCAAACGACGGCTGGTGTTAAAACGGCCATCGAAAATCTAAACCAGGAAATCACGAAATCGGCGGCGCGGATCGGTGAGCATTTAGTGCCTGCCGTGGTGGCCGTTATCCCGCACCTCGAGAAAATGGCTGAGGCGGTGGCTGACGCGGCGGATGGGTTTATGCAATTGCCGTCGCCGGTGCGTAATACCGGGCTGGCCTTGGTCGGGATTGCCGCAGCATTGCCAGTGGTCATTGTCGCTCTAGGAACGGTGCTATCAAACGTGGCTGCTCTGCGCATAGCTCTAGCGGGGACAAGCATCAGCCTAAAAGGATTTGCTGGGGCTTTTTCAGTCATCGGAACTGCTGCTGCCGGTGCCGGTGCCGCAGTCGCGTATTTCATGAATTTGTTGATTACGAACCGACAAAATACTGTCGATACAACAGCCAGATCAATCGAAGAACTGAACAAGAAACTAGGCTATGGAACCCCGGCTGCATTCCGAAGTGGCACGGATGCCATCCTCGGCTATATGCGCGTGCTGGCTCCGGCTGAGAAGGGAGTCGTGGTTGTTGGCGATGCGACCGAAGCGACCGCCGCATCGGTTGAGAAACTTACAAAGAAAATGCCGGCGCTCGCCAAGGTGACCGCCGATTCAGAAATCCTAATGCGGCTGATGGCCGAATCAACGCAGAATCACGCCCGTCAGTTAGACAAGGCTGCGGATATTCTGCGCACGTACGGCACCGTGTCGATTGACACAGCGATTTCGCTCTTGAAAGTTGCCGACGCACAATTTCGTATTAATCAAGCGTTAGACGAAGCGCCTGAGATTCATCAGAAGTTCGACTTCAAAGACATTCCGAAGTTCAACGCGCCGTCATTGCCTTTCAGCGACCCGGCTGAATTCCAGCGGATGAGTCAAAATATCGGTGAATTTGGCATGCAGACCAGAGAGCAATACGACCAGATGAAGGCGGCAGCCCAATCATCTGGTAAGGGGCAATCGAAGGCGCTCCAGCAGGTCTCACTTGTCATAAACGACCTAGGCAGGAGTATCACAGACATCATTTTCAAGGGCGGAAAATTTGGCGACATGCTGAAGTCAGTCGCAATGCAGGGCGCGCAGAGTATAACGCGGCTGTTGATAGAAGGCGCGCTGACTAAGCTGACGAAAAAGCTAATCAGCGTCAGTGGTCTCATGGGGAAAATCTTTGGCGGCGAGGCTGGTGACGGAGCAAAAGCGGCGGCGGCAAAAGCGGCGGCGGCAAAGGCTGGCGACGCAAGCGGCGGCATTGGCTCGTTAGCGGCTGCTGCCAATCCAATTACAGCGATAGTTACCGCTGTATCGAGCGTGGTCTCAGCCATCTCTGCTGTAGTCGCTAACTTCCAATTTGCGGCGATGAACAAGACTCTCGACCTGATCGAGCGGGAAGTCAGATACACCAAAATCTACACCGGCGAGCAGGGACAGTCGATCCTTTGGAGCACGCAAACAACCGCTGCGCGGCTTTTGCTCGCCAACGCCACGCTCGATTCCATCGCCGCATTCAGTTCGGACATGCTCGGCAATCTTCAGCAGTTGAACCAGCGCGGAAGCGGAGGAAGCGGCAACACGTACGTATTTCAACCAGCCGGAGGATACTACACTTCGGACAGCGCGCTGCGCGACCTGTTCGACCAATTCGCGCGGTACATGAAGGCGCAGGGAGCATAAGTGGGGATCTCGGTCCTGATCGCCTCCACGCTGCGAAATGCGCGTGTGGCGCCAGCGTCGATTTCAATCCGCAAGGCGCTTAGCGAGGCGGCGACGTGCCAGGTCATAACCAAAGACGCAACAGGCGCATTCATTCCCGCAGTTGGGAACATTCTGGAAATCCAGGACCAAGCGAGCGTTACTCAGTTTTTCGGCTCGATCCAGGACGTTGAGTCAGCGAAAATTGAGAACCGAGTGGGGATACAGTGCAGTATCTCCGCTACCGATCTAAACCACGCAACGTCGCGAAGGCTGGCAGGTGAGTATTCCTGGGCAGAAAAAACGGTTCTACAGATCGTAACTGACATCGTTACTGACTCACTTTCAGGCGATCTGACAGACATCACACTAGTCCAAACCGGGCCGACCATCGCAAACTTTGCAGTGTCTTACCCTACGGTCCGCGAGGCGTTTGACGCGCTCGCTGAGATGGCAGGCATGAGATGGTTTATCGACGAACTGAATAAGCTGAGATTCTTTACGCCAGCCGGAGCAACCGCTCCTTTCTCGATCACTGACACAACGAACGTATCGGCTTTGTCGATACGCGAAACCCGCGAGGATTACTCTAACTCGGCTGTGGGTCGCGTCGGGTCCGGGCTCGTTGACCCAGTGACCGAGAACTTCATCGGCGACGGCGTTAAGACATCATTTGAGCTTGTTCTGCCGGTGGGTCAAGTGCCGGGTATCCAGCTGGATACCGTTGTACAAACAGTCGGAATCGGCGGCGTTGATACCGGCAAAGACTGGTATTGGAACGAGAATTCCAACGAAATCAGGCAGGATTCTGGCGGCGTGGTCCTGATTGCTGCGAACACTCTCGCAGTTACTTACGTCGGAATCGAACAGTTCTATGTGTCCTCCGTCAACGCTGCCGAAGTAACGGCCCGCGCCTTGGTCGAAAACAACTCCGGCAACTATCAAAAATTCATTGAAGTTGATGGGCTAAAAACTCGTGGGGACGCACAGGCATCAGTCGCTGCTTATGTGGCGAGGCAGTCCTCAATGACGCACGCGTTGGGCTTCGAGACTAACGATTTCCTAGAGCCAGCGATCCTCGGCCTACGGCCAGGTGACGTTCTATCCATGACCGCGCCGGGCTTCGGTACAACTGGTAGTTTTCTGGTTCAGGCTATCGTCCTTACGCACATGGAAGGAGTCACCGATCAGGCTACATATCAGTGGCGTGCGCGCGTCGATGCCGTTAAGGGGCCTGTATTGCGGGGCTTTCTCGACCTGTTATCTACGGGAGGCGGGAGCGGAAGTACGTCCGGTGCCGGCGCAGTCTCAATTGGCGGCGCGGGCTCATTTGTTTACGAAGTCGTACTGACAGCTAATACTACGATTACTCCGCCAGTGGCATCCACCCCAGGCGGTCGGATAACCATCTACGTGACGCAGGGCGCGGGGCCGTATACCATTTCGTTCTCGACCGAATTTAAGCAGGTCGTAAACACCAATATTTCGGCCACAAATGGCGATGTTTCAGTGTTTGACTTCACGGGCCGCGCAGATGGCCTGTGGTGGCCTTCCAGCTTTTCAATGACAGGACTCGCATAATGAAAAAATTGATTTTATTCCTATCGTGCATGTGTGCCTTCCCGCAAGCGCAGACACCGTTTACGGTGTATCAGTCGTCCGGCTCCTCAACCGGGGCGGTCTGGCTCCAGGAGCGGCGGACGAATGGAGTAAACTTTCTCAAGTTGGAGGCGCCGCAAAGTATTGTTTCTGACTTTTCTCTAATTCTTCCGTCAGCGTTGCCAGCAGTAAACGGCGAGTGTGTCACAGGCACCACGGCAGGGGTGCTTTCTTTCGGCGCGTGCGCGGGCGCGGGGTCGTCATTCTCGCACAACGGTAATAGCTTCGGCGCGGCGGCGTTCCTCGGTACGAATGACAACTACGCGCTGGCAATCGAGACCAATAGCGTGCAGCGCTGGACATTTGACGCGACAGGGCATTTATACGCAGCGAGTGACAACAACTACGACATCGGCGCAGGAGCCTCCAATCGACCGCGTTCAATCTACGCGGCAACGTCAGTAGTGGCGCCGCTTTACGGGACAATGACGAGCTCGGCAATCGGGTTTCAGACGGATTCTGCGACGCGATGGAATGTTACGGCGTCTGGCATGTTCGTGCCGTTCATACATGACACCTATGACATCGGCCTCACCGGCACGAGGGTACGCGGGCTGTACGCAGGATTTGGCGAGTTTTGGAAGGCTGGCGGGACGGCATCAAGCGACTACGTTGACACGCGGAAGGTAAAAATACGGTCTGATGACGGTGCATCCGCTGCGTGGGACTTCCAAACGTTTGTTCCGAACAGCGGCGCGTCTTCCAATATTTATGTAAGGGATAATTCAGGGAGCCGCTGGCTCAAAGGGTGGCGAATAGAGTTATCCGGGGCGGTCAATTTTACGGAAGTCTATTCAGATTGGCTTCCTGCGAAGCGGGCAACAGTTGATGGCGATGCGGTTAATGATTCGTCATTTCCGTCGTTGGGGAGGAGCGGCTCGCGTTGGCTGAAGCTGTGGGCTTTAGATATCGACGCTTCGGGCGGTTTGGAAGTGACCGGCGGAACTCTATTGACTGGCAATGCGGTTTTGAGCGGCGCATCAAACACGATGTCAGGCACGATTGCCCCTGGCTTTGATGGCCTGGGGTCAATTGGTACGGCGAGCTATAAATACGGGGCGATGCACACCGTAGCACTCACCGCAACCGGCACAACCACGCTAACAGCAACCGGCGCAACGGCGGGCAAGGTTTGGACTTCGACAAACACCACAGGGCTTGGATCATGGCAATCGACAGCAGCAACCGCATATGACATCCGAGATTACGGCGGACTCTGCGATGGCGTGGCTGACGACACGGCGGCATTCACCGCGGCTTTTTCTGCTATCGCCGGGAACTTCGGGCGCATCACGATTCCGAGCGGGCGCTGCATGGTTACGCAGATCGTGCCGAATAACTCGTACATCGGCATATCTGGACAAGGTAAATGGTCGAGCTCTATCGAGTCGATATCCACGAGCGGTGAGTCCATCATTAAAATGACGCCGTTCAGCAAGTTTTATTATCTGGAGTTTTCCAGCTTTGCGTTGCGAGGAAAGGGTGATATAAACTCGCTGGCGCAGGTTGGAATCGAAGTAACTGGTACTTACGGAATGAATGATAGTTCTATTCATGACATGGAATTCCGCACTCTCGGGAAAGGTATCTATGACCGCAACACTGGCGTGACAGGCTCGAGCCATATCCAAATTCACAACAATCAATTTTCGATGGGATTTTATCCCACACTGCCAACTGTCACGGCGGCATCAAATGCAAATCCGGTGAGTTTCACATCCACTGCACACGGTCAGACCGGTTCGATAAGTATTTCTATCGGTGGCGCAACCGGATCTTGGACTTCGGTCAATGGGACATTTACCGGCACGGTGACATCCGCGAATACGTTCACGATACCTGTTGACTCAACTGGCTTTGGCGCGCTCACCGGGTCGCTGGTAGTTACGTTGCTAGTCCACAATCCAGGCATCGGCATTGAGAGGGACAACGAAGAGGGGTCTGGATGGCAAATTACGGATAACGACTTCGGCGGTCTGGCAGAGATTAGCGGTGCGACTTCCGGGAATCGAGCCATCTATTTTCACAGGTTCGTGGGCGATTTGATGATAGTCGGCAACCACATCGAGGGTGGCTGGATTGGTATTGACCTGTCGTGCGACAACGGCACCTTCGCTACGGGAGCATGCTCCTACGGGCAAAACGTACTAGCGGTGGGAAACAAGATCGATGGAATACCATACGAATACCGTCTATACAACATTTCCAGTTCCGATTTTACCGGGAACCGCGGGCGAGGAATCGACCGGTCCTATATCACGTCAGGCGGCGGCGGGTCATCTACTCAAAATCAGTACACGCCTAACGCCGTAGCGGCATCAGGCAACTCAGCAGCAGGACTGGAGATGAGTGGAGTGGGCGGTAATTTGGCGCTCAACACGTACGATTCTGGACGTATAAGAATCGGAGATACCGCTACGAATTTATCGGCGCTGACGAATGGGATCAGCGTCTTCGATGCATCCGCATCGAGCGGCATAGCGTTTGGTCAATCAGATACGCGAAAAGTGCTACTGGCGTGGACGTACAACGCAACCGCCGGCAGCGCGCTCGCCACACTGTCCACGTCCGGCCAGGCGAATCCAATCCAATACGGGGCAGAGTATCATCTATTCCAGACCGGAAGCGTGTCGCGCTGGGCGATTGACGCGACAGGAAAGTTCCAGCCTCAAGCAAATAATGCGTACCCGATTGGAGACTCATCGCTCCGGGCGTCTAACGTATTTTCAGTTCTTGGGAATTACTCTGGGTTGCTGACAGCCAGCGCGGGGCTAACGGTTACAGGCGGGGACACGACCGTCGAGGAAATACGGTTCGGAACTGGCAGCACGTACAATATAGGCACGACCGGCGCGCGGGCGCGTCGCGTATTTACGCAAGGCATCACGACCGGCGGGCCGTCTTACTGGGAGTCAGGCTCAGAGTTTATTATGCGCTCCGGGTCTATTATGACGCTTGAATTCGGCACGCCCGGCGCTGGGAAGGTACTCACATCTGACGCGGCTGGCGTCGCAACATGGCAAGCCGGAAGCACGCTGCCTGTAGCGGATACCACTAGCATTGTGAGAGGGTCTGTTGATCCCAGCAAGCTGCTGGCTTTTGAAGTTGATGGCTTTTCCGTTGGGACCACGCGAACGCTGACTCCTCAAAATGCCAACTATACAATTGCCGGTACTGATATTTCTCAGACGTTCGGCGCGACGCAAACATTTCGCAACATAGCCTTCGAAACGGGCACTACATACAATGTAGGGACATCCACGGTATACGCGCTTAACATTTGGGCAAGCTACGTAGAACCAAAAACGCAACTGGTGATGGGTAGCGGTGTCGATGTGTCAGGGGATTTGACTCCGGCCACAACATCTTTTTACAAGCTTGGGAATTCCAGTCTCAAGTGGTCCGCAGTCTACACAGACAACCTCTACGTGTACAACAGTATTCAGGCGCCGAGCGGCAACTTAGGCTATACAGGCACGGTCACAGTGCGGGACGCTGCGGGGACTGGCACTTGTACTAATATTTTTTCAGGCGGGCTGAGAACCGGCGGAACGTGCTAAAACTTAACTGTATGCGAATTATTTCGATAATCCTACTGGGCGCGGGCCTGGTGGGTGCGGCTGAAACCGCCAAACCACCCGCAGCAGCAACCACACCGGCTCCCCGTCTCAACACGGCGGAGATCGTCGCATTTTCCGCCGTCGAGGCGCGAATGAAATCCATCCGCGAGGAATTCGACGCACTCACGAAACAGCGGGCGGAGATTGTTGCGGATACATGCCGCCGCGCGCTCAGCGTGCCGGCCTGCGACATCAGGCCCGACGGTACAATCGCCAAACTCGCGGAGGTAAAATGATATTTAAGATCATTTCTTTGGCACTGCTAGGCGCGGCGTGCTGGGCGCAGGGAAAGCCTATCTGCGGCGACCAGCCGACGACGCCGCACACAACGCTAGTACAGGTTTCTTGCATCGATTACGATGCGCTGGCTAAATACATCCCGTTCATCACGCAAAAAGGCATGGCCACCAAAGTACTTATCCACGCCAAAACAGGGACCGTGGTTCGCGTAACGCTTATGGGCAAAGACGGTCCTGTGACCAAGTACGAGCCCATCATCCGCGACTCGTGGAATCGGTTCGTAGCCATGATCCAATTCGAGGGTTTGTACACCGAGATCGTGGAAATAGTGGTGTATGCAAAGTTAGAATGATCCATGACTACCACACAACCCACGCAATTCGCCATGACGAACATGGCGACTACACAACGCGCCGCTCGCGCCGCGAATCTTAAGCTGATCGCCAATGGATCGGTATCAATTGAGCGCAAATACTCAATCCCGGCTGAACTTTCGACGGGTCAGTGCATCATTGAGAGCGCGTGGCTGGCAAAGGCCCCGGCCAATAACTGCTTTGGGCTGAAATCGCCAAAGGGCGCGGCGATCTACCAGACGCTGGCAACGAAAGAATTGCTCACAAATGCGCAGATAGAAGCCGAAAGAAAGCGCGGGAAGAATATCATATCTGTTGGACTGCTGATCAACGGCAAACGGACTGTGGTGATCGAGGAACGCTTCC